AGGGCAGTAGACCGTGGCTCTAGCTATGCGACTGTTGAGCCGATTGCTGATCGTATCGATACGCTGCTAGCAACTGTGCCTGATAACGGCATCGTAGTCAGGGATATCAGGATTGCCTCATGTAACCGCGAGCAACCCCACCAGAGGAAAGATCAAGAGAATGGTGTACCAACCGTCTATCTTGGTGGGTTTTACCGTGTCAGGTATCAACCGATTGCCTGATGTTGCGGGATGAGCGGGACTTTTGGATACAGATCAGGCGAGGGCTAAGCATCGTCACACATGCCATTGCCAACGAAAAGATGGACGATCCTTTCTGGCGCACAATTCTACGTGGCCTCAATATCGTGGTCCGGGCCATTGAAGTGAAGTGGCATTTACCCAGGCGTAGCTTCCGGACTATCGGCCAAACATTACCTGAGCTACCGGCAACACCGCTCGCTCAAACATCAACCGAAGCAGAGGTGAAGGCAGATGCCATTTAGCCCAGGTACTATCGCCACTTTTAGCATTGGTGGCAACGATATTTCACAGTACACAACGTCTGTGAACATCTCGATTGAGCGTGATATCAACGATATCAACCCAATCGGTGGGCAGCCGGTTTCCCGATTGGTTGGGCCTTACTCGGGCACGATCTCGCTTGAGGGTGGCTACGACCCGGTAGTTGATGGCATCTTGAGCGCAATGATGCTCGCGGCTACCCCGGCGCTCCAGACGTTCACCTATCGGCCTGCTGGCTCTGGTGGTGGAACCAGAACGATATCAGGGTCAGGATACTTGGCCTCATACGAGGTTGACACTCCAGGCGATGACACGGCCACTTGGACTGCCGAGATGGCAGTAGTAGGCACCATCACCGACGCATAGAGCGTTGGAACATAACCCATCTCCCCGAAAGGACGGGCACATGGCTATCGTTGAGGAAAGCAATAGCGTACGGATTCTCAGTGCTGCTGAGGTTCTCGCTGCTGACGATATCGAGGAAAAGACTCTGTTCGTAAAGCAGTGGAACGGTGCAGTCAAGATCCGTACGCTAACGCAACGGCAAGCGGGTGAGCTACGCAAGAGGGCAACCCGTACCAACATCGTCACCAAACAGCAAGAGATCGATAACGAGGCTCTTGAGGCGATGCTGTTTATCGAGGGTGTCGTAGAGCCGAAGTTTACGATGGCTGACTACGGCAAGCTCCAAGAAAAGAGCATGGCTGCAATGAGCTTTGTGCTCAAGGAAATCATGCGCGCCTCTGGCTTGTCTGACGAGGCAGTCAGTGATGCCACCAAAAGCGTTGAAGAGGAACCCGACGCTGAGGTTTGAGTATCAGATGGCACGTGAGCTAGGCATGACCCGGGCACAGCTAGTGGCATCTATGAGTGGTAACGAGTTTGCTCACTGGATTGCGCTCTATACCCTTGAGCATCAGGAGCGTGAGCGTGAGCGTAAACGAGCCGAAAGCAGGGCCAGGGCCAAGCGCATGAGCAAGAGCCTTGGTGGTGGCTAACTAGATGCCGGTACCGGTAGCAGAGCTATTCGTCACCGTTGGGGCTGATGCCTCAGGTGCGATCAATGCTATCAACCAGTTTTCTCAGCAGATCAGGCGAGTTGGCGCAAACCTGCAATCCGCCGGTGGCGACCTGACCAAAGGCGTTACTGCTCCGATTGTTGCGAGCGTTGGGGTTGTAGCCAAGTTTGGCGCAACGTTTGAAGACAACATGCAGGGCGTCAGGAAGACTGCGAACCTGACTGCCGATGAGACAAAGGATCTTGGGCAAGAGTTACTCAATGCAAGCAAAACTATTCAGGGTGGTGGCTTTGACGCAGACGAATTAGCCAAGACTGCAAAGGTAGCGGGCCAGTTAGGTATTCCCAAAGAGCAACTTGGTGCGTTTACGACATTCGCAGCCAGGTTTGCCAACGCTACCGATCAATCCTCAACCGCTGCTGCCGAGGACTTGTCGGTTATCAAGACGCTAAACAAGGTTGGTTCTGATCAGTTTGAAAATCTCGGCTCAACTATCGTTGCTCTTGGTAACGATATGGAAGGTTCAGAGGCGCAAATTCAGGATGTAGCCAAGAGGATTTCGGGCACGTTCCACGCTCTAGGGTTCAGCATTCAGGATACGCTCGCATTCTCGTCTGCAGTGATTGCGGCAGGCCTCAATCCAGAGGAAGGTGCGTCTGCACTACAGAGACTTTCGCTACAGATTGCATCTGCTGTTGCTGGCCCTGGTCAGGTTGCCCCTGAGGCAGCTAAAAAGATTCAGGACTATAACGATAAGCTCACTGACCTTGGTACTTCACTGGCTGCTGCTGAGGCTAGGCAGGCTGCGTTTGGGCGTAACACCCCGGCGGCTACGGTACAGGCAAACGCTGCAGCCATCGAAAAGTACAAGCGTGAAATTGCCCAAACCAGAGGCGAGCTAGACAAGCTTGGGCAAGGCGGCAACGAAGGGGAGCTACAAGCGTTTGCAACACTCGCTGGCAAGACAACCGAAGAGTTCAAGGCACTTCAGCATTCGAGTCCGGCTGATGCGCTCCAGGCTGTTGTAGAGGGCCTAGCCAAGATTGGTGAGTCCGGTGGCTCAGACGCGGTAGTGAAGGCTCTGGCTGACGCGAACATCACTAATGTTAGGGATGTGCAGACGCTGCTAGGTCTTGCTGTAGCGCATGAGAAACTTGCTAAGGCCAGGCAGATTGCTAATGATGCCTTTGCTGAGGGCACTGCTCTACAGACTGAGAATGAGCTACGCTCGCAATCTACACTCAAGCAGTTCGAGCTACTCAAAAATGAGCTAAAAGCTATTGCCATTGAGGCCTGGCCGGGGTTCAAGGCTGCAGCAGCAGAGGCAATCGCCACCATAAAGACCGATGTTATCCCTGCCCTTGCTAGCCTCAGGGATTGGTGGCTCAAGCTCGATCCTGCCATGCAGGGAAATATCATCAAGTTCTTAGCTCTGGCTGCTGCTCTTGGGCCGATCCTGTTTGGGCTCGGAATATTTATCACGGTGATCGGCTCTCTATTCAACCCGATCATTATTTTGGCGGCTCTGATTGGCTTGCTTGCTGCTGCATGGCTAACCAACTGGGGCAACATCAAGGGCAAGGTACTTGAGGCTGCAGATGCCATCATTGCCAACATCGATAAGATCGGCCCGGTGCTCAAGTTTCTCATGGCCGGTGCTATCGTTGCGGCTGCAGTAATCGGTAACGCCATCGGTGGGCTAATTGTCAAGTTTGCAGCGTTTGCTACAGCGTGGTTACTAAACGCTGCAAAGGTGGCAGTAGGATGGATTATCGCTGCTGGCCCAGTTGCCTTGTTTTTGCTGGCGATAGCGTCAGCAATAACAGCAGTTGATCTGTTTCGCCATGCCTGGGATGAGAACATTGGCGACATTCAGGGCAAGGCAGTTGCGCTTGCTGAGGTTCTCAAGGGGCTAGCTAACATCAGGCTGGCTCTCGCTCTTACGCCAGAGGCAAAGGCAGGAGCACAAGAGAGCATCGATAATATCCAGGGTTTTATAGATAGGGTCAAAGAGGGCCAGTCTGCGTTACCTCAATTCCAGGGTGCTGCCGATGCGCTGAATGTAGGCGAGACTTTCGCAAAGCAGTTTGATCAGGGATTCCCTCAGATTCAGCAGAATCTCAAGGCTGCGTTATCAGGTGCCGTTTCAGATCCAGCCTTGCTTACAGCGGCAGGGCTTGGGCCACAAGCAGTTACCCGTGACATAGCAGCCGGTGCGGCAGGCTTGACACCAACGGTTGACCAGGGCCTAGCCAGGGTCGGTGCGTTTGCTCAGGTGCCGGCTAGTGTGGATGTGACGATCAATAACCCTGTGGTACTTGATGCAAACATGCTCGCACAAATGCAGGGCCAAGCCATGGAGGTAATGGCGCAAGCCCTTATTACGGCTGAGCAGGCTACCGACTCACCACCGCCGGTGCGTTTGCCAGGGCAACCATTCTTTGTCCCGGGAGCATCTCAGTAGATGGCATCGTTCGCTGGCGTCAATTTCATCGTTGATATGGATGGCTACGCAGAGCACCGAGTCGGCAGGATCTCTGTTCAGGAGATCCCCGGTAGCAGCAACTTCTATGTTGACACTGCCGGGCGTGGGCCAATGTACGTAGATATGAAGGTACTACTGCAGAACGTATCGCTGCTTGGTGCACTCATGGCGAACCTGGGGCAACCCGGCAGCCTGTCCGTAGATGGTAGAGATGGTCATACGGCCATACTGATGGATGTTACCGGCGATGCTCAATATGGTAGTGAGCAACTTACAGCAACCCTGAAGTTTCTTGTTACGGATAGCTAGTTGCCAGGCGAGATTAGATCGTTCGATCTCAACGTTACCCTTGGTGGCAGCACCATCGGTAATGCCTATGCGGCTCGCGTTAGCCTTGGCTACGATATGAGCTATGGCACGGCTCAAGTCGATATAGCTGGCGAGTGGCCCGGGGGTAATTTTTGGGATGATGTAAATATCTTTGTGGATGGCGAACACTGGTTTTCTGGCATCTTGACTGCGGTTGATTACAACTTTTACCCGCGTTCAATCAGCATGCAGTGCCGTGGCAGGATGTGGTTTCTAGAGCAGACCATGCCACCGGGCGAGATTAGCCAGACTGAGGGGTATTTGCTGCAAGATATCACCGGTGGCCCGGCCAGTGATGAGGCGATAGTTTCTACGGTGCTTGGGATTGCTGGCGTTGATACTAACGGTGGCTCGATTGGTGGCACCGGGGTAACGCTTGGCACCGTAGCACCCGAAGAGTTCTCATGGCGAGCTAACGAGTCTGCGCTTTCCTATGTGCAGCGTATAGACCAGATTAGCCTTGGTTTCAGGACGTTCGAGTCTACAGGTGGTCAGGTTTACCGGAGGCAGATAAGCACGTTTCCAGACAGTGGCGCAGAGATGCAGTTTACCGAGGGTGTAGATATCACTGAGGCTACCAACAATCGTAGTTTTCAGGAGTCCTACGATGCGGTCAGGGTGTCTGGCTATGCGGTTGGTGACTTCCTAGAGCCGAGGGTGTATGTAGCCGGTGGTGGCTCGCACCTGTTTTCTTTCAATAGCCCGATGATCGAGCGAGCTAATGAGGGTTCTCCCGGCGCCGGGATATCTTGTCAGGCACTGGCTGAGTATTGGCTAGGCGAGCTTGACCGGGTGCTGGTCAAGATGAGGATGACCACGCCAAGGAACGGTGACATTGGCCCGGGCCAAGTTCACAACATCCAGGCAGGATCGAGGCTCGGGCACTCGGGTGATCTATGGGTACAGCGTGTGGATAAAGAGTATGCAGCCGATGGCCGGGTGAGCCATACGATGACTTATGTAGGTGGTGGCTAGTGTCTTTTACTACAGGTGGTGGTGGCGGTAACGATCTCAACAAGGACTCTCGTACTTTTGGGAACCAACCGGCGCTTACGGAGATGTTCCGTAGCCTTATCAGGAAGGCGTACGTAGATCCCAATAGGGGATCGTCTGCACCGGCTCAGACTGGCGCGATCATCATCAACCTCGATAACAGCATCAGGCCACTGTTTGCGGGCATGTGCGGCATTCCTCAGATCCCGCCCGGTGGCTGGCAGATCGTTGGGGTTCACCTTGCGGCAGGGACTTGGAATCCTACGTCCCTGAGGCTACAGCCGATTTCCTGTACGGCCACAATTGATCTCAGGTTGGCAAGCCTGGGTACATGGGGCGCGGCAGGTGGTGTACCGCTTTCACCGTCACCTATACAGCTTCTCAATCAAGCAGAAGTTGATATTGACATTACCGGCTGGATTACTAGCCTGCAGCCGGGTGACCAACTGATTTACTCACTGTCCCAATTCATTGGTAATGCGACGTGCATCACGATGACTATTGCCATGAAGCGCATTGACTTGATTGATGTTGGTAACCCGCCATTGGTTGATGCTGACGGTGATGGATTCACGGATTCAAACGGAGATCCGTTTACGGTCAGGGAGTAACTTATGCCACTTCACTCAGCAGCAACCGGTATCTTTTTACACGAAAGTAAGCGGCAGAAAGAGCCTGTTCGCGTAGCTACTGTTTCGAGCATTACCCTGGCATCACCTGGCGCGACTATCGATGGTATTTCGATGAGTGATGGTGACCGTGTGCTCGTCAAGAACCAGGGCACTCTATCTACGAACGGTATCTACATCTGGCAAGGCGCAGCCGCAGGGATGACCAGATCCCTGGATGCATCTGCGGCAGTCGATTTCGCGTTTATGTTCATTGTTGGTGTCAGACAAGGAACGGTCAACGCTGGCACGCACTGGTATTTTTCTAATACCGCTACCGCCATCGTTACGGTAGGCGTAGATAACATCTCGTTTACGAATCTCACTACCGGCACATATTCAACTGAGGTTTCTGCTACTGACTTTGCGCCATCAGGCCTGACCGGTGCAGCGAATGCTAGCCGGTATGTAGGCGCGGTGAACGGAGCCGCGCCGGTAACCGGATCCTTCAATATTGGTGACTACGTAGTTGATCGATCCTGGGGTGGCTTCTGGACTTGTGTAGTGGCAGGCTCGCCCGGTACCTGGCGTCCTACTGGTGGCCCGGCTCCTATTGCAGCCCGACTGTTCCTAGCTCAATCGTTTACGTGAGGAAGTAATGCCAGCTAACAACTACCCGGTATTTGTTCTTACCCCGAAGATCGGGATGGCTCGTATCGCTACGGCCAACACGAACCGAGATGGCACGGGCACGCTTGGCGATGTGATTGCAGGCTCTACGTTTGGGACCAGGGTAGACCGCATCAAGATCATGGCTACGGGCACAACTACGGCTGGCATGGTCAGGTTCTACGTCTACGATGGCACTAACAATAGGCTGTGGCGCGAGCTAGCGGTGACTGCGATTACCCCTAGCGCCACGGTGCTCGGCTACACCAATGAGATCATGACCCCCGATACGCAATCGCCATTGCTGGTACTGCCAAGTGCTACCTATATCCTGAGAGCTAGCACTCACAATGGTGAGACATTCGATATCGTCGCACACGGTGGTGACTTCTAACGGGTGAACGGTTTTTTGATGAAACCCCGGCAGGTAACTCGCCGGGTGTTTTCAGTGCCCACCGACAATGTTACCGTCACCGGGAACAATACTTGGAATCGGTGGTCTACCGTGTGGCAGATCACCGTGCCCAATGTGCTAGCCGGGCAGTATGTTTTGCTGGTGGCTGAGGTAGCCATGAGCAATGCATCTAACTACCATGGCGCAGCATTCTTCAGGGTTACCGGTGGGGCCACCTATCTGTGGTCAAGTGTGACTACGGCTTTCGGCCACGTCACCGGCACATCGCTCACGTATGTTGATACCACGCCGGGCGTTGGTGATGTGACCTACGAGATATACGGTGGCGGTAATACGGGCACGGTATCACTCAGGAACAATGCAGATTCAACGTTTAGCATCGATGAGGGCAA